TTACATTCCAAATGAATGAATTTTCCCCTTATCTCGGCATGACCCCATATCCAGGCGCGTGCCTTGCTGGCTGTTGCAACGGCAACCGTACAACCGGCCATCACGATAACCGGTCACCATGCGCTTACGATTCTTATGCACAAGGAACTCATCACGTGACGACAGACAGAACGGCTTCGGATACGCCACCGGCCGCGTCAGTTCGTCATAGATCGGCGCCGAGCTGGGCACATCAGGCACCCGAGGCTTGCGCATCGCCAGATACTCACCGGCAGTCACGTGACGCACCTGATCGACATCAGGAACGCCCGCAGAGGCCGCAGGCGCAACGCTCGACGAAGAAACCGCAGGAACGGATTCGGCAGGCTCATGCGTCGCCATACGACGCTCATAGACGCCATAGCCAAGATAACCGATAACCAGGGCTGCACCGACAAGCACGAACAACGCCCGAGGCGGCTTGAACTTGAAGTGATGCTCAGCCCCATCCGCAACGGACTTATAACAGCCGAAATACGTCTTATCGATGGTGATCCGGGTCGATTCACCATCCGCGAAGTCATACTTCTTATTCACGTCCGTCTGAACTTTCTGAAACTCCCACCGCTTAACGATCTTTCCACCGTTACCCCGGTGATAATGGATATGGCAGTTACAGAGTTCGCGCATATGCGCATCGATCAACATCGGGCTTTGCGTGATCGCATGAACCTCATGCCCGGAGTGCCGCATCGTCTCCAGGGCACTGGCATACTCAGGAACCTTGGAACCCTGCGGGCGCACACGAAAGAACGACTGCGCTTCATCGATCACGATAATAGCGTTGGGCGGAAGCTTGAACCACTCTTGCGGATTGTCGAACTCGACCCATTCCGCATTGATCGCCGGATGATCCGCCTTGAACTCACGAATATTGTGATAGTAGACCGTCCTCCCCTCTTTCGCGGCTTTATTGTCGACCTCTTTAATTGTGTTGAGAGTCTTACTATTACCCTGCAAACCGGTGCGGAGAACAAACATGGTTAACTACCTTTCCCGACACTGCCAATCTTGGTAATGCTGCCACTGGCCTTATCCATGCCCGAGATAACAGCCTTGGCCACCACCGCAGCAAAAATAATATTCATCGCAACATCGAACTTGGCCAAGCCCAAAATCGCAGCCACATCAGCACCAACCGCACCGAACTGAGATATGGCATATGTCTTCACCTGGCTAATCAGCAGATTAATCCCCGCATACGTCACAGCACCGACGCCGAGCGATATAAGCACCTTGGCCACCAGAGGACCCGCGACAGAACTCAGAAACGAAAACAGCGCTACGAACAGTGGCATATCAACCTCCTATGGAACGTCCGACATAAACCGCGAAGAACAACGACGCCAGACCAACAATAATCGGCGCTAACGACGAAGCCATTTGACACTCAGGCTCCCAGCTAAACGTCTGACTAGGACCGGAACTCAGCGAGATAACTTTCGGCGCAGGGCAAGCGGACGGCAACCAGCGACTTGCACTAATACCGGCATTGAATAGCTCACCTGTATTAATGGTTGTCTCAGTTAACTGATACTCAGGCTTGGCAATCTCAGATTCGATTGTCCCCTTGGCCTTTTCATAGTCCCAGGCGCACGTCTGTTTCTTTTCCTGCTTAAGCATCGCGCACTGGATCGCATCGCCCTCGCACGCAATCACCGCATCGCACGATTCATCCCCCGAAACCTTTGACTCTTTCTCATCCTCTTTCTCTTCGCCCTCAGAGTCGCCACCAGCGCCCTCCCCTGACGGTTTACAGCCTGGACCCTTGCACTCCGTAGAGCTTCCGCCGTCTGTGCCATCAGAATTCGTCTTATTGTTGGTCGTACTAGTGGTAGTGGTCGTATTGCAAGAATTCATGCCAGAACACGTCGTGACTGTAGTTTCAGTGGTTGTCGTCGTGTCCTTGGAACCATCAGGGTTCGTAGTCTCCGTAATATCCGTTTTTGTGGTTGTGTCGCTCTTATTCGGCGAAGGTTTCCCAGGAACGCAAACAAGCTGACCGTTAGCCATACCGCAGTTCAGATTGCCAGGATTCTGATAACTATCCGTCTTAAGACAGCTCAGTTTCTTACGTCCCTCAGCGTCTTCAACCGGCTTACAATTTTCATCAGTTGAACCACTGGGCGAGCGATCAGATGGAGGGTTAGGCGTTTCGCCCTGCTCACAAGACGAACCATTGCCCAAATACGAATACCGAACAAAAACCTCAAAATTCTGCCCCATGCGATAACCATTTCCGGAGCCAGTAGTTGCAGGAGACGTATATAGGCAAGAGTCTTCACAGAGAGAAGCCGGAGGCGATTTAGGATCAGTAAAATGACCGTCTTTTACAGTGCCAACCTGAAAATCCGTATAAATCTCTTTGCCAAAAGTTTCCTTGCAGGAATCATCCTCCCCCTTACACTCGCCAGTTTCAGAAACATACTTCGTGTCTTGAGGGCAAGAATCGCCATACCGACCTATAGAAGCACCAACTTCACCAAATGGTTCGCCATTGTCAAAACGATTCAGAGAACAGCTAAACTCAACATCAGAATTACGCCTCAAAAACTTAAACGAATAACTGTACTGACCTCCCTGAGACTGAAAGTAAGCCAGCACCGCCGAACACCCCTCACCGGGCGAATCGAACGACTTATCGCGCAAACTTTCAATACCATTGACCTGCCACCAAAATATCTCAGCACTTGCAACCTGCGGCCAAAAAGAAAAAGCAAGCAAAAACAATATATAGCGCATAATCACGCCCTACAGTCGAAGAAAGAAAAGCGCCCAAAACGCAGCCGCAACCACCACAACAACATATGAATTAGGATCGATTGACATACTGGCTCCCCAAAAGAAAAGCCCCGCAATGCGGGGCTTCGCTACTTACATGCCCCAGGGCAAGTTAGAGTGCGCGGCGGATGTACTTAAACGCCGCAATCGCGATGATCACGCCCAGAACGACGCCGCCAATGGCAACACCATCGGCCTTAGCATCGGCCAGCGCCGCAGTAGCATCAGCCGGAACTTCCGCCATCGCCTGACCAGCCAGCAGACCCAGCGAGCCGAGAACAAAGCCGCCACGAACCATCAGTTGTTTCATCTTTTGCATCTTCGATACTCCAGTTACTTGAGTGCTTTTCGCACGATGATGACGCTAAAGATCACGGCAAACAGAACGATGGTCTGCCCTATCAGATAATCCGCGTCTTCAGCACTTAGTCCCGACTGGGACAACTCTTCACGCGCAACAGGAATCAGAGTTCCAACGCACGTTATTGCGCCGTTGGATTGCGCCCAGATTCCGTCGCACGCGATGAAGTTCATACAAAGGCCGCCATAGTGTCAGCCCACCCCCACAAATACCCCGTAGCAAGCCCTACAGCGAACATCGAGAGATAGCGCCACATGACGACCCCCTATTAACCAGCGGCTTGAACAGGCGCCTTAGCGGAAGCCGGAGACGCAACACGGCGAGCTTGGCGCGGATCAACTTCGAACCACAGTCGGTCATCTTTCACGCGACAAGTAATGTCGCACTCATAATGACCAGCAGGCAGAATTTCATTCTGCTTAGCTGCGTAATATTCGAAGCGTTGCGGATAAGGAATACCCGGCAAATGCCCGAAGGCTTCACACATATGGTACTCATTGCCAGCTTTGGAATTACCCGAGCGAACAACGCCAGTGGTTTCGATACGGATAGTCAGTGCATTAGCCATTGTTGGTTTCTCCGGCTGTCGGTTTAGTAGTGAGCGTGCCGGCAAAGATAGACATTACTGAGTTCGTGACAGCCTGAACTTTGCCGTAACTTTCATTCCAAAGCTGGGCGCTTATGACCCGTTCAACTTCGGAGCGAAGTTTCTGGAGCTGGGATTCACTCATTCGAATACATCCCCCAAATAAAGAGTGCCTTTCTTGCTGCTGATCAACTTAGAACGATTCGCTTTATTGAAGTCTTCAGCGGCCTGGACTTGTTCAGCCGGAGTTCTGGACGAAAGAACTTTCTCCAGATCATCCATAACGCTACCCTCAGTTCTGAGATTGCGCAGACGCTGTTGCATTTCCTGGCGGGAGCTAACTCGACCGCCAAAGTAAAAGTCGAAGCCAGACTTCATACAGCCACCTGTCGGGCCGATTTATGAATCAGCCCCCTTTCAAAGAAGAAGTTCGGAATCGCCGCAGGTTTAGCCTCAAGAATTCTAATCATCGGCACAACATTGCTATCGTCGCGGCGATCACAACGAATATTGATATCTATTCCATGCTCCATGAGCGCAGTTCTATGACGATAATAAGTTCCATTTGGAAGCATCGATTTCAAATCATGCCCCTGCTTCCAAAGAACATAAGTTCCACGAATTTTATTCGGCAGCGACAGCAACTGCTCCGAGTTAAGTTCTATTTGCTCTGACATATCTAGTTCCCCAATGAAGTCACGGTAGAGCTTCCAAAGAACCGTGGGGGTTAGTTGAGAGGCATATTCAAGGCTCAGCGCCTTGAGTTTCTTGGAGCGCAACCGAAGTTCAACGCGGAGCTTGTTATCTATCCACTGATAGATTTCAGGGTACTGATGGAACTCTTCTGGCAACTTGTGCGAGCCACCGGAAGTTATTTCATCGGCCTTGCAGTAACAAACAATCGACCAATGACTTGAGCCTTTGCCGAAAGTTAGAGTCCCGCGATTATTTACCGGGCGACCATGGCGTGACTTACACTTGAACTCGCCCGCACGCAGCCAGGCTCGAACATCGGCCCGGCTTGGAAGTTCGAACATTCGGTTGTAATCGACGCGAGTGACGCGGTACTGCCCTGCCCTGACCTTCTGACGCTCAAAGTCAGTCGGCTCAAGGCCCACCAGGGCGCAGAGGCGTTGAAAAGCATCCCAGACGAGGGCAACGAGATCACAGGAACCAACAAGGTTATGTCCTTGCAACCACTTGCTTGGGTTGCCGTCGATGTACAGATGAGTCGCGTTGCCCTGCCCGTCCCCGCCTACGCTCCGAATATGGATCGTCGAGTCATGGGAGCCACGGACCAGCATCTTGCGCGGGGTTTCCCAAGCAACCGTGCCGTCAGCCTCGATACAGACCACCGCCCCACTGCTCAAAGGCGCGTGGTGCAGTTCGATCATGGCCGCAATCCAGTCGATCATCAGGAAACCTTAGTTTCTAAGAAATTAGATTCGTGCGGAAACTTAGGTTCTAAGATTCTAAAAGTCAAGACTCTAAGAAAATCAGGCTAGGATATGGCCCGCCAAACCGTTGACGGACAGAGGAAAAATGCCCACCAAACACATCGACGAGGCCACCTGGCGCAAGGTGGAAAAAGAGACCGTCAAGGCAGTGATCCACCTTCAGGCATCGGTTAAAGACACCGAGGTCCTACGCTGGCTGATCCTGAAAGGGCTGGAAGAAATCACTCCCGAAGACCTGGAGCGCTTCCACAAAAAAAGGGACTGATCGACAGACCCCGGCGCAGATACCAACTGCGCGAGAGAAGGAGGGTCGAAGCAAGGATGCGATGACAAGGATTCCCAAAATGGGACAAAAGTCGGGTATCACCTATACCCGACTTTTCAGCCCCGCCGCCCTCGCCCACCAGAAGGTCGTAAGGGCGCTGCCCTTACTATCCCGCTCTTCGCCAGAGGGTCAGAGGGCAGGGGGAGAAAAGCTTCCCCCTACCCTATGACCGGAGGCTGTTTCAGGGGGTGCAACGTCAAGTGTTCGCTTCGCCCGGCGCTCCGTTCGACGCGACAAGTCGCGACGAGCCGGTGCGGCGGCACCTGACTGGGACAGTTCGGAGGGGTGGATAGAGGTACTGAATTCGCGCCCTGGACGAGCACCAGGACGCGCGAAAAGGTACCGAATTCATCAGCAGGCTCGACCAGGCCGGCGGAGATCTACCCGCGACGAGGTACCAAATCAACGCTGACGCAAGCCCGCACCGCGGCGCAGTTCGTTCAACATCTCTTCACCGGTCATGCGCGGCTTGCTCGATGCCGGAGCGGCGAGCAGATCGCCCTGAGCGGTCTTTTCAAGCAGCAGCGCAGCAGCCGAGCGAGCGCCCTCGATCACCTGACTTGCCACTCGCAACCGCTCTTCAAGCTCGGCAATCTGCCGGTCGCGATGTTCCAGCTTCAGCAGAAGAGGCAAATACTCCTCAGCAGCACGCAGCACAGCCTTGGAGCCAGTGTTCTGGCCAGTGCGATTCTTCAGCCGTTCGGCCAGATCGTCGTCAAAGTCGGGAAGTTTGATCAGCATGATAATCTCCTTTAGGTACCGATTTGCTCGCCCTGGTCGTGCTCGAGCTCAAAACAATGGTACCAAATGGAGAGTTTGGGCGAAAGCGAAAAGGTACCTTTTCTTTCACCTGGTCGTCGCCGGCGCCGACGATTTCAGTACCAATCCAGCTTCAGGCGAGGTACCAGAATTTCGACCAGGTGCAGATCCGCGATCGACAAAATGGTACCAACTCAACGCCCTGCAGGATCCCGGCCGGCGCCGAGCTCGACACAAAGAGGTACCAAAAGGGTCGCCTCGCATAATGGGGATTACGTGTAAATCCAGCGCCTGGGCTGCGCATTGTCCAGGCGCTGGACTCGCCCCCTGGGCGGCTGCGCTAACGTAATCCCGCCCACATTATGCGAATCCATGGTGTTACGGCCAAATAGTAATGGCGTCTAGGGTTTCCCTCCTGCATCACAGGAGGCACGCCATGACTGCGGCAACTTGCGGATGGGTCACCATGAGCATGCGGGAGCTGGATCGCCTCAAGGTCATCGAGGCAATCATCGAGGGTCGGTTGAAACCTGCCGCTGCGGCGCAGCGTCTGCGCCTGACGACACGTCAGGTGCACCGGCTGGTTCTGCGTTATCGCGAGGACGGCCCAGCCGGCCTAACATCTCGTCGACGTGGTCAGCCGAGTAACCGGCAGTTGTCGCCAGGTCTGGAGAATCCCGCCATTAGCTTGATTCGACGGAACTATAGCGACTTTGGTCCAACTCTGGCCCAGGAAAAACTGGTCGAGTGCCACGGCCTTAAGCTGGCCAAAGAAACGGTACGACGGATCATGGTTGATGCCGGCATGTGGGTACCGCGCAAGCAACGGCCGCCCAAGGTCTATCAGCCACGCAACCGGCGCGCCTGTTGCGGCGAACTGATCCAGATCGATGATGGAAAGCCGCTGGCCTTCTACAGCGACAAAGCCAGCGTGTTCCGCAGTAACCACAAGGCGCCTCAGGGCGGCGACGGCTATACCCAGTTCGGCCGAGCGATGTACGAGTTGAACATCGAGAGCTGCGCCAACAGCAGCCAGGCCAAAGGTCGTGTGGAGCGTGCGAACCTCACTCTGCAGGATCGCCTGGTCAAGGAGCTGCGGCTTCGCGGAATCAGCAACATGGCCGACGCCAATGCCTTTGCAGCCCACTTTATGGCCAGCTACAACGCGCGTTTTGCCAAGCCGCCGCGCTCTGAGCATGACTGCCATCGCCCGCTGCACAGTGATGAAGATTTGGAGCTGATCTTCGCCTGGCGAGAAGCGCGGCGGGTTTCGCAGCGGTTGACCGTGCAGTACGACAAGGTGCTGTATCTGCTAGCGGACACTCCGCAGTCCCGTCGCCTGGCGGGTGATCACGTCGATGATCTACCACTACCCGAATGGCCGCATCGAGCCCAGGGTGGACGGCACCGCCCTCCCCTTTACCACCTACGACAAACTCTGCGAGATAGACCAGGGTGCCATCGTCGAGAACAAGCGCTTGGGTCATGTGCTGCAAGTCGCCCAGCTCGTCCAAGCGCAGCGCGACAATCGGCGCTCGCAATCGGTACCGGGAAATCCGCGGCAGTCAACGCAAGGCAAGATGCTGTCGAAGAAGGCGCAGCGAGAACTGATGCCGGAAGATATCGCCGCTGCCCTGGATAACACGCCACCATCGAGGCGAAGTCGCCATGCGTGAGTCAGCGCCGAGGCACTGAAGATACTAGTGGTTGCCGGAGCTGCGCGGGACTTACGTGCTATTCCTGCGCCTTCCGGCCACGGTTGGCAGCTCCAAGTGCGCTACAGTCCCGACGGTCAATATTACCCGCTACGTTCTCGACGTGAACTTGTGCGCATATTTGGATCACTGGACTCGCTTAATCGGTACGCAAATCGTTTGGGCATCCACACGTATAGCGTGGAGTTATAACTGTGACACGAATTTCCCCATGTGGGGAGTCGACAGGTTTCTAGAAAAATAGTTCGATAAGTGTAGCGACTTTCGTTTGCAAACCGCTACAAATAGCGCTGCGGGCCAACCAGCTGAGTTTTTCCAACACCTGACAGTGTGGAATAACGCTTCTCCGAGTTCCGGAATTAAGGGCGATGGTATCCACATATTATTTAGCGGGCGTGATAATTTTTTATCTGGCCCTCTTTATCGAAGGAGAGGGCCAGATAACACTAGATCGCTGCAAAATAGGCCAGCAGCAAGGCTACTGCGGTCGTATAGCGGAGACCCGATTTGATCGTATTGAATACGTCGCTGAAGTTGGGAGCGTCCAGACGTAAACCAACACCAGGTCCGACTAACGCTTTGATATCCTCAGGGAGCGTCATTGCCTGCCAAGTACCAGGAGTCAGTGTCCTCAGATTCACACCGTAGGAAACCAGTAGTCCGGATTCCTGCGAAATGCCTCCGGATGCATCCGTAGAGAAACCAACGTCGGTTGGATAGACGTTCGGACTGCCCTTGAAGCGGTCAAGATATCCACTGCCGAAACGGGCTTTTATTCGATCAAGATTCTGCGCCATGGAGGTGAGCAAAGGAAGTATCTCAACGTTGCAAACACGTTCCTTTTCATTAACCATCCTGAAACCAATGGTTACGCCGTTGGCTATTTCCTGGGCAAGCAACGTCGAGTATTGCTGGTCCGCTTTGCTGATGTCTCCGCCCGGAATGAATTCCGGGTGTAGCCTCAGCGGAATGTCCCATGCCTCTATAGTCTGTGCTTCGGGGAAGACAAAGCCAGGATTGCATTGACGGGCAAAACCCTTATAGATATTAGCCAGGGATTGACCAGGATTCTGGTAGATATTGATCTCGGCCAT